TAGCCTTGGCGTCCGCCTTGCTGCTTGCGCCCCATGCGTTCAGTGATAGCAGAAGTCGCGTGGGTTTTCCATCCTCGTCGCGCTCGGGGCCGGGCATACCGCCCATCCGAGCCAAGAAGGACGCCCGGCGCGGGTTGTCGCCCGCCTTTACCGGGGCCTTCAGGTTCATTCCCTCGGCCTTAGCAGACGCGCGGCCCTTGGCGTTTAAGCCGCCTTTTGGGTTTTTTCCTTCAGCACGCTGCCAAGCCGGGGTCTTGGCCATCACTTGGCCTTCTTTGCTGTCTTGGCCGAAGCCTTGAAGGCCGCCGCAGTCGGAGCGCCCTTGGTGCCGGGCTTCCGCATCTTTTCGCCCGATCCGGCTTTGATGCGCTCACGCTTTGCGTGAATTGCAGCGTAAAGACCCTTGGCCATTACTTCTTGCCCTTCATCATGCACTTGCCCATTGCCTTGCACTTGGCAGGGTTCGGGCAGCCTTTGCAGGGCGTGAACTTCACTGGCTTTTTCATTTCTTCTTCGCCTTTCCTGCTTTGCTGAGAGCAATGGCAATCGCCTGCTTTTGCGGCTTGCCGGATTTCATTTCCGTGCGGATGTTAGCAGAAATCGTCTTGGCAGACGAACCTTTTTTGAGTGGCATTATGGCCTCCTCTGGCGCGGGATGCCGACACCCTATCACATCATGCAATGCCTTTCAAATTGCGTCTCAGAGGTGATGACCACTCATCATCCGACACCATCCCGGCCTTGTAGACGGCCACCAAGCCGAAGGCATCGGCGGCATGGCTGGAGAAGTCATGCTCAGGCCCAAGCCCAATCCCGCGCACCTCGTCCCGCTTTTCGTGATACCAGCCCAAAGCCTCGCGCCCACCGCGCGTTGTCTCTTCGTTGAAGCGCATTGAAGGGAACAGGCGACGGGCCGCATCGATACGCTGCAATGCAGCACCGGCACCTTGGTTTTTCACCAGATCAACCACAAAGCCAGCCTCGCGCAGATAGGACATAGGCGTGACGGCATAGACGCTATCGTGCTTGCGACCGTCGTGCGGCAGAACGCAGACGGCCTCCTCGTAGTCATTGGCCCTGAGCCAGTTGACGTGCGCCTCGAAGGGCTGGCCGACGGCTTCGTAATAGTCCAGCACGCGCACCTCGGGGCCGATGAATTGCACGATCCAGATTGCTGTGGCATCAGACTTCGACGACGTTCCGCCGATGTCCCAGCAGGCGTAGACCTTCATCAGCGGATCGCGCGGGATAAAGCCGATCCGGCGCTCAAGCTGGGCGTCGGTCAGGTGTTTGGCATAGTACGCGCCTTCGAGGACGGTTGAGTATTCGCCTTCCCAGATGTGGCCGTATCTCTCGGGCTGGTTCTCCAAGCAATCCCGGCGCTCTTGCTCTAGGACGGATGGAAACCACGGATTGTCTGACCAGTTGGCTCGGACAACGACCGATCCCGATGGCATGACAGGCCCGCGCAGAAGCTGGTCGATGGGATCGGTCGGGCGCGATGGGTTCCAGCTAAACCAAAGCTCAGATTTCTCGGCACGGATTGTCGGGCGCAGAAGTGAGAGGGATCGGTCGGAAAGGGATTGGGCTTCTTCAACCCAAGCCCGGTCGAAGCCTTCCAGCGATTTCACGCTGTCTGCGGTGTGATCCTGCATCCCTTGAAAGATGATGATGCCATCGCCGGGCGTCTGGATTACCTCGCGGAATACCTTGAAGCCTTGGGCCTCACCGAGGTTGTAGGATTGCAGGGTATCTTCGATCAGCTTCTTGGCGGATTGCTTGAGGGACTTTTGGACTTCGCGGATGCAGACGCTGCGATGGCCGGGGAACATCAGGTGTTCTTCGGCGAGAAGCCCTGCGAAGAAGCGCGACTTGCCCGAGCCACGGCCACCCCATGCGCCTTTGTATCGGGATGGGTTCAGGAGCGGCGCAAAGGCCGCTGCCGTTCTGATTTGCAGGCGGTTCTTAGCCATCAGCGTCTTTGGGCTGTACGATGACGCGTTCGATCACCTGCGGCGTCATGGAGCCGTCTGAGGATGTTAGGTCAACGTCCTGCTTTTCGCGCCAGCCTGCCCGTGTTTTCATCCAGAAGATCATGGCGGTTGTGTCGCCTTTGGTGGCCTTGTTGAACAGCGCACCGCCGACCGAAGCATTGGCGCGGGCCAAGGCTTGATCCAATTCCTCGCGGTAGTATTTGGTCAGGGTTTTGTTGTCGATGCCGAGGATGTCAGAAATGACTGCTTGAGGCGTGCCGATGGTGGCATGAAGCTGGACAAGCTGGCGGCTTTCCTTTGACGGTTCGTGCGGGTTGCGGCTCATTCTGCGATCCTCTTACTTGCCAGCGCGTTGAACGTCTCGCCCGTCGCTTCCAGCGTTGCCTCTTGCCCGGTGAAATCCTGCCAGCGCTTGACGATCACGTCGCAGTATTTCGGGTCAAGTTCCATCATGAAGCAATTGCGCCCAGCTTGCTCTGCGCCAATCATGGTTGAACCAGACCCACCAAATAGGTCTAACACGTTTAGAAGCTTCACATGGTTGCCAAATGCACGCACCGACAACTCAACTGGCTTTTGCGTCGGGTGGACGTAGTTGGTGTCTTTTTTGATGGACCATAGGTCGCTTTCGTTTTTAACCACCTCGTCAATCTTGCCGTTGAACAAGCAAAACTCATGCTGGTGACGATATCCGTTGCCCATGCCAAAAACGTTTTTGGCCCATACGATGCAGGCTTTGTAAGGCAACTGCCCTTGCAGCACGCCATAGAAGTTCCAGTTGCACCAAACATAGTAAACCTTTGGATCAACGGCGCGGATCACTCCGCAAACATCAGCTATGAAATCTGCAAATTGCTCTTGTGGAAGGTTGTCGTTCTTAATGACGTCGTGCTTCCCACTGCGCCCGTTGAAAGCCACGTTGTAAGGCGGATCGGTAAACACCATGTCGGCCTTCCGGCCCGCCATCAGCTTGTCTACCGCGTCGATGCTGGTGCTATCCCCGCACATCAGCCTATGCCGCCCGAGAACCCACACGTCGCCCTCAACGGTCACGGGAACCGCAGGCACATCTGGCACCGCGTCCTCGTCGGTCAGGCCCTCGGTCGGCTCGGTCAAGAAGTTTGCAATCTCGTCCACGCTGAAGCCCGTCAGGTTCAGGTCAAAGCCTTGGCTGTCCAAGTCCTGCAATTCAATTTTCAGCAAATCGTTATCCCAGCCTGCGTCCAGCGCAAGGCGGTTGTCCGCGATGACATATGCGCGACGCTGGGCCTCGGTGAGGTGCGATGCTTCGATGACGGGCAGATCGGCAAGCCCCAGCTTTTGGGCTGCCATGACGCGCCCGTGGCCTGCGATGATGCCATTCTCGCCATCCACGATGATCGGGTTCAGGAAGCCAAATTCGCGGATGCTGGCGGCGATCTTGTCCACTTGCTGCGGTGAGTGCGTGCGGCTGTTGCGGGCGTATGGCACCAGCGAGGCTACTGAAACTGTTTTATAGTTGGGAAATTGTTTCATCTGTCGGTCCCCGGTGCAGATTGTCTGTCGCGCATCTTAACGCTTCACCGCCAAATATGCAAAGGTTGATCCATAGGCTCGCTTGCAGAAGAGGAGGGCCAGCTTGTCCGTCTCGGCTCTGGCAGCCGCGTGGCGATGAATGCCGCCGCAATGCTGGCCGACATGGTAGACGATGCGGTCACCCTTTTGCGCCTCGGCCAGCGCGACGAACAGGGCATCCGGCTTTGTGTCGCCGGTGATGTAGATGGTGGCCGGTTGCCGGACGTCTGAGGTCGTGGTATTTCTGATGTCAGTCATTGGCGATCCTCCCTCGCTGATGCTTGGGCCGGTCGAGGGTGCAACCTCCCGGCCCGTTTCTTTTACAGTGCCAATCGCAACATAGCAAACTTTTGCAGGGGCGGGGCGCGAAGGGCGCGGAGCGCAATCTTTTTCAGTCCTCCATATAGATTTCGTACTGTTTGAGATTTCAGGAAACATTTATTCCTCAAAACCTACAGTCTACAAAAATCTCTAGGACTTTATCCTTTTATTGGTATCTTTGATCCCTTTCAAGAAAAAAGGTAATAAAAAGAAAGAGTTAGGTAGGGGCGCAATGTGGGGCGCAATGTGTTTTATTGCGCCCCAAACCACTACATTGCGCCCCTAAACCGGAACGTCCAAGAAATCTCTGTCTGCATCATACCAATCGCGAACAGCTTTCACGGCGTCACTCGATGTGTGGTCACTTGCGGGAGTGAACCAGATGTAACGATATGCGCCCTTGATTTTGATCCTCCGGCCATCGACAGGGGCCATTCCTTTGTCGCGCAGAATGTTCGCCAGAGCTCTGGTCGAGGGTAAATCTTTGCCATCCATCACGGTCTGCTCGTTCAGATATGTGATATCCAAAACCTTAGGGCCTACGATTTCACATGCGTAATCTTCAATCGCCTCTTCGACAGACCTCCGATCATCACTGACGTTTGCGTCCCGCATTTCAGCGATGCCCAGCGTCTCGGGTGCCCGCCCATGCGGCATGAAGTCTGAGTTTATCTGACGGTCGATCAGAAACCGGCCAATGGCATCGATACGGCGGCGCGTCTCTGAAAACAGTTTGTCAAAGTATTCACCTGTCCGCTCTTTCCCACCATGCTGCTGAAACAACTGTTCCTGCGTTCTGTGGCGTGTAAAGATGATGCAGTACCGTCTGTCGTTGTCACCAACTGGCACAGCATCAAGGTGGTTGGTGGTCATTAGGTATGACGCAAAGTTCGGCGCGTGATAGCGCGTTGCGCCTTTTGGTTCCACGGCGATGGTGTCATTCGAAATCATCGGCTTCAGCTGGTCCAGAATTTTCCACTTGTTTGTTCCGCTGATCCTGATCTCCTCAATGCCGATCAGCCTTGCCCCAACTGCCCAATCGTTAAACGGGCGTTCGATCATGCTGGTGTTGACCAAAGTGGCGTTGCGACCAAACAGGTGTTGTAAGACGGTATAAAAATACGTCTTTCCGTTTCCTTCGATACCCCAAAGCAACAGGCCCCACCTGACGCGGTTGTCCGGCTTTCGATAGATGTAGGACATGAAATCCAAAACGATTTCACGCTCACGCGGAACAGGGATTGTGTTTTCCAAGTGCTTTAAGAACAAGTCTACGACAGCTTGGCCGTCAGCATCTATCGCGTCACAAGGTGCTGTTCCGCTCGTGTGATAGCTGTTGACGTAGTTCTTACCCTCTGTGCTGAACAGCTTAGGCTGCCCGGGCCAATACATTGGCCGCACCACGGTCGGTATTTGCACCATGTTCAGCGCAAAAGTCGATGCGTCGGTTTCAAGCGAAACGACTTCTGGCATCCGATCATACTTGGCTCGAAACGCCTCTTTTTTGATTGCGTAATCCGATGTTTCGGTGTTGACGAACAGGCAATCTGCTTCGGCGTAGACCCAACCATCAAGCCAATCTGGAGCGTTGACTTCGCTTTCCGCCCCTGCGCTCGACCGCTTGATGGGTTTGAAAGACGATTTGACTTCGCGCAGCCCCATACCGGCGTCTTTGGCGTAGACCTCGTAGACGGTTTTGGCTAAAAGGGAGCGTATGTCGGGGGAGAGCTGAACCTCGTTAAGAGCCTGTACACGCTTCTTAAAAGCCGAGTAGGTCTGTCTGTCGCAGACTTGCTCGGCTTCCTTTTCAAGGGACAGCGCGACCGGGCTTGCCACGTCGACACTGACGACGCGAGAGCCACCCGCAGCGGAGATAATCGAGGCCATAGTGACAGGGTTAGACCGACCGCCGAAGCTGCGCCACTTGACGCGCATGTGCTTGGGATCGTGCTTGCTGCTGTCCGCCGACCACTTCACCCACGTCGAAAAGCCCTTGCCTTCAGTCTGGTGGTAGATCGCCATGCCGACCTTCAGCCACTGGTCATAGTCCAGACCCTCGGCCTGATAGGTCTCAAGGAGGGTCATCATCGCATCGTCTGAGATGTCGAGGGGACGTGAGGCGACGGCGATCTCAAGATCATCCGCCTCTTCTGAGTTGCGCGCCGAGCCGAACGTGATGCTGCCCTCGATGACCTCTGGTACGGGCCACGGCTCACCAGCCTGCGATAGCTTCCATGGCGTAACACCATGACGATGAGAGGCTAGGAACATGATCTGATTGACGGTGTAGGAGCAATCGTCCAAGCCCTCAAGGCCGATTGCCTCGCGGATTTGGTCCACGACACCGGGATACTCTGCCGGGCTGACCGCGCGAGACAGCGGGACGAACACGCGAAAGCGCGGAACCTCGGGCGTGTGCCTGAACGTGGTGTAGGCCGCGAAAGCGCAGCCGAGGCCAAGCGACAAGGCCAGCTCAACGTCGTCCATCGTGGTCCCGGCGGGCAGGTCATCAAAGTCGAGCGAGGCCATAGTGCGACAGGCGATGTTCTCGGCCCGACCTAAGGTTTCATCCTCGCGCAATCCGCCGACGACAGC